TATTCTGGTAGCGTGGGGCATGGCTACGCTTACTGTTGCTGGGGTTGATGATGCGTTACGGGAGATCGCCGGATCACCTAACGCTACCCCTGCTGAATTCAAAAAAGAGTTAAATCTCGCTCTGCCCCGTCTTTATGCTATGGGGATGTGGAGGGACTTACTTTTTGAACATGTTATTACCACATCCGGTAGCACTTTCACTATACCAAGTGATGCGGAGTCTATTATTAGTGCCGTTGTCGATTATGACTCTAGTAGCGTAGATTTTTCTACTCCTCAAGAAGTCAGGTCTCAGTTCCACGACTACAGGATTACTGGGCGAGATGACGATGGGGACACCCTAAGGGCTTACGGTATCGTAGATGATGGTTATTCCGCCACTGTTGAAGAGCCTGTGGCTGACAGAACTTACAAACTTAAAGTACTACCAGCTACTGGTATTGGGACATCTGCTATGCCACAAGCGGGAACTATTCATGTTAGGTATTCAGACGGCACTAGCTTCTCTGATCCTGATCAGGCACACAACAGTGGTGGTGGACAGTTTGATTTAGTCAACACCAACGGAGGCACGCCTTTAGTAACATCATCTACAAACATAACGAGCGTAAGTGAAATAAGAGTTGGTAAAACCAAACTATCACTGCCCGTAAAAGTTTCGTTTGAAGATACAGTGTCGGGCGCACTTTTAACTGCGGCTGATGATTTACAATTTCCTAACGAAGTGACTCGATTTCGGAGGTACCGAATTTCAAACGACGAAAAGAAAACAATCGCTGTTCGTTGTTTATTGAAGAGAAAGTTTAAGCCTATTATTTCTGACGAAGAAACTATCTTTTTGTCCAGCCTTCCTGCAATTAAACACGCTCTGCTGGGTAACATTGCAGAAGATAACGCAGATTTAGAACGAGCAAACTACCATTGGGGTGTTTGCCGTGCTCTTTTAGATGAACAACTCGACGCCTCTCGTGGCGCTGCTAAACCCGTTGTTAAGTTTGACCCCTCTGGTGTTGGTCAGTTTAGCAGCAACATGATGTAACCTTTTACCCTTATGATCGAATATATCACAGAAAACGTGGACACCCTGCTTCAAATCGCAGCGAGTGTCATCGCCGTAGCTTCTCTTGTTGCTACACTGACTCCTAATGAGAGTGACAACAAGTGGGTCTCTCGCGCTTCAGCAGTCATTTCATGGCTCGCCCTGAATGTGGGCAAAGCCAAAAGTAAGTGAGTGCATTCATCAGACTCCTGACCGCTGCCCTCAATGCCTATATTGAACACATCCGACTCAAGCGTGACTCCCGCCTCGATGATCTTTACGATGAGCTTGATAGGCTGGCCGCTGATGGCTCTCCTGTTAGCAAGTTGCGGATCGAGCGGGTGGCACAACGAATCAAGCGCGAACGCGAGCGCGCTATTCGATCCCCCGACCATCACATTGATTGAGGGAGAGCTGTATCACTTTTGCGAAGGTAGCTTAGTAGGTCGTCCAAATCACAGATTCCACAGCGATTACTCGTATCGCAGAGCAATTATTATTGGGGAAAAATGATAAACACCCGAATATTTGATTCTTTAATAGGGATGGCTGCACCTGTCATAGGGCTGGTCACCAGCATGCAAGAGCAGTTTGAGTATTGGCTAAGGGTAGGTTCGCTAGTTGTTGGCATCGCGGTAGGAATAGCATCGCTTTACCGTTTAATTAATAAATGAAGATTGGATTAGCAGTAGGGCATTCCCGTTTAGGGGACCAAGGCGCTTACAGCGCGGGGGAATATGTTTTGTCGGAGTGGGATTTTAATCGCGATCTTGTCCGTAGAGTTGTCCCCCCACTTAAAGGGTATGTAGATTTTGTGATCTATGACCAGTACCCAGTAAAAAGCTACACTGCTGGGATTAACTATTTAGCTAAAAAGCTGAAAGAAGATCAGGTGGATGCTGTCATAGAGTTTCATTTTAATTCAGCAGGCCCTAAGTCTACTGGGCATGAGTGGTTATACTGGCACACAAGTAAGCAAGGCAGCAGATTAGCTTATGCTTTGAGGGATGAGATGGCTGAAGCCTATCCCGATTTAGCTTCACGAGGGGCAAAGCCCAGAGTCGCTAAACAAAGGGGGTCTTATTTTCTACGTAAAGTAAGCCCACCAGCAGTTATAGCTGAACCTTTCTTTGGGAGTAACGCTGATGAGTGGAGGATGATAAACAACAATCGAGGTAAACTGGCGGGGGTTTATGCCCGTGCGATAAAGAAATATGCCGAAGGATGAATCTCCCCAAAAGTATCCACATAGCGGGAGTTCCCGTAAAAATTGTACAAGAAGACTTAAGTGATGAAGATAATCGTCCTAAAGGTTATTGTGGGTATTATTCACATGAGCGTAAAACCATAGTTGTAGATAAAAACCTAAACCCAAAAACAACACGAGACACTGTAAGACACGAAATGCTTCACGCAGCTTTAGCTTTTTCTGGTTTAGACCATTTAGAAAATTTTGAAGAGGAAGCTTTAGTTAGATGCATTGAAGAAATTTTCTTCCCCTCATGGGAAAGATTCTCAAAAAGATTTAGCCTGTAAAATTAAATGCCAAAGAAAAAACGCAAATCTAAATCTCGCGTCAACGAAGCGGGAAATTACACCAAGCCCGGCATGAGAAAGCGTATGTTCGAAGCTATTAAACGGGGGTCAAAAGGTGGCAGACCCGGACAATGGTCAGCTCGTAAAGCTCAACTTCTGGCTGTACGCTATAAGAAGGCTGGTGGAGGCTACAGAGATTAAGTACACTACATTATGAAATCACCCTATGGACAAAAAAAAGGCCCCGCTAAAAGGGCTGAAAAGCTTCTAAAAAAGAAGACTCTTACTAAGAGACAGGAGGATACTATGAAGAGGCATAGTGTTCACCATACTAAAAAACACATGGACACTATGCGGAGCATGATGCTGAAGGGTAAGACCTTTGGACAAGCCCACAAAGAAGCCATGAAAAAAGTAGGTAAATAATGGCTAGAAGAGCCCCTCAAAAATCTTTGCAGCGATGGACTCGCCAAAAATGGCGAACCAAAAGCGGCAAAAAATCTAGCAAGACAGGGGAGAGGTATCTGCCTGAGGCAGCAATCAAAGCCCTTTCTGATGAAGAGTACGCGGCTACAACTGCTGCTAAACGCAGGGGTACGAGAAAAGGGAAGCAGTTTGTAAGGCAGCCTAAAAGGATTGCTAACAAAACGCGGCGATACAGGCGAGCATGACTCGCTAATACATGGGTAGATTCCAACAACTAAAAAACCGCTTTGTTTTATACAGGCCTAGCCCCGATGATGTAGCCACTGCTTTTAGTCGGTCCAAACATATGGGAGTTACCTTTGGGTCTTACACCAAAGGGTCTGGAAGAATGACTGGTTTTCTGGGCGAGATAGCTTTCAGCGCTTTTGCAGACCCTTGTGATTATGTGGGTGATTCTAGTTACACACATGACTTTGAAGTAGATGGCATAAAAGTAGACGTTAAATCTAAGATCTGCTCCACCCCGCCTAAGCTAGAATATGTGGCTACAGTAAATCAGGCTTCTAAAAAAGAGCTAGAGGCAGACCTTTATTTTTTCACTAGAGTATCAAAAGACTTTTCAAAAGTGTGGCTTCTGGGCTGGGCAACATCCCAAGCTGTTACTAATCCAAAATACTACAAAGAAAAAGGCGAGACAGACTCTATAGGTTTTACCTACTTATGTGATGGCTACCACCTTCCGATTAAGAACTTGCGCCGACCGGACTCCTTTGAGTCATTTCGTCGATGTCAAAAGAAGAGTCTAGATTGATCTCCCAAAGTTTGCCACCGCCTTTGCCTCGTGATCGCACAGGTCTAAGATGGGGATTATTTTTACCCGCTTCCTCCAGCGTGGACATCCCTCTTCTTACAAACTCAAGGTTATTTGACATACCTACATTCCTGCCATTGTTGAAGTCGTGGACAGCAACCTGAAACTCCGTTAGAGTGCCTTTCCAATGAGTCATTGTATCGTTGATTTCTCGGCACCGTTTGACAAAGAACTCCACCAGTTCCGCTATGGTGCTACGACTACTGTTGTCATACGCAGCATCGGCAATAGTAGTGTCGATAAAAGACTTAACTCCAAATCTACCAACATCCTCTACGCCCTTAGGGATCACCCAATCTACCAAGAATTTAGCGAAGAAAGGAAGTTCGTCTTCGATGGTCTTCTCCAAAACGGTATTGGATGGGAAGTCACTAGTGGCTTTGTCGCTGATCCTTAGAGCCATCAGCTTGTCGCGGTTGCTGCTATCCAAAGAGGGTATTACTGACAAACTGTTAATATCCATGTTAAGAGACATAACCACTCTCCCTGTCCACGGTATGCTCATTGCGTCTGCATACTTCGCTTGATACTCAACCCTTGGGTTTGCTACGGCTCTTTTAATGAGTTCGGTAGCTTTTCTTTGGTCGGTAAAAGACGCCGCAGAAGTGGTGTCATCAATCACCCATGCAGCTACTCTCCCCAAATCTTTGTTGAATCGTGTCTGGCCTGACAGGTAGTCTGAGGCATCTGCATATCCTCCTACCAATCCGCTGATCACTCTGTTTGATAGCAGGGACTTCCCTTTATTGGTTGGCCCAACTAATAAGAGGGCCTGACCCTGCACAAATTCTTTGTTTATAACCGACTGGTAAAATCTTTTTAGCCAAGAGTAAAAGTAATCGAGCGCTGGCTGATCCCCGTCAACAAACAGTTGGCCCAGCCAGTAATGGAGAAAGGGCCAGTTAGATGGGTCGCCATCGTTAGCGGGGTCTACTGGCTTTATGTTAGAGCAGTTCAATATTCTGTGCCCGTTGTAAGCAACTACTCTATCCGCAGAGAACACAACTGGCGCAATCTCATCAATTCTATTCTGATTGCTAACTGTCAAAAGAGCGCCTTCAACTTCTGATAAAGGCTGGTTCTTTCTAGGCTTAGGAGAGAACCCAGCTTGTTTCAGCTCTAGTATGAGCTGGTCTTTAGGGATAGAAACAGCGCTGCTATACAACAGCTTAAAAAAGCTTCTGCCATTGAACCAGTACTCATCAAGTAAGTTGGCTAACTTCCTCTCTTCGTAGTCTTTTACAAACTGCGCCCCGAAGATGTCTCGCCACGACATAAACCCTTTTCCAGCACGGTCACTGTAGCAAACGATACCATCTTCTACCACCTGACACCCGTCCCTGTTTATCCCATCGTCAATCCAGAACAGTGGTCCACGAGACCCTATCTCAAAGTCCCCGACCCAACGGTTCGGGAATCTGGCCTCTACTTCGCTCGCAACAATATTCATTGGAATAGAAGTATCGTTGGACTGCGGAGGCTTTTTAGAGACCGCCTTCGCTAGAGAAGCTTGGACTACGAGAGGCTGTAATTTACCGTCTACCTGCACCCAGTTTTCCCCTAGCTCAAAATATTGGTTAGCTCTGAGAGAAGAGCTATCAAACCCTGCGAACAACTTATCGAGCTTCAAAGAAACCAGCATGTTGCCCATGAAGGTGTCGAACATGTCAGGGTCTATGAGGATCGGCTTATCAAACTCCCACACCAATCGCAGATACCCTGACTGAGTTTTAGATCTCCAAGTTGGTAGTTTGTCCTTTTCACATTTTGATTTGATGTCCCCATCAATAGCAACCCAGTCTACTGATGCATCATAGTCAGCTACAACCCCATATACTTTGTGGACAGGGTTCTCGTTACTAATTCTTTTAGAAGGGGCTCGCCCCTCTAGGGCACTGTAGAATACGTGATCTGTATTAGCGTCTGCACACCATTCCCGATAGTCCGCTTTGGTTTTAAACGATGGTTTGGCGCTGGTAAGTTTACTTATGTCTGTAGTCAGATGGGCTTTATGGTCGCGGAGATTCTTAATATATCGGTATTTCATTTTTGATAGTGTGTTAGGATTTGTCCTTCTGCCGCCAAAGGGATGTCAGGTATCCATTCCGGCGGCGTGGACATAATACCTATGGTCTTGTTAAGGGTTTCTTCTGCGTCTGCTTCATCGCATTCAATCACAACTTCATCGTGGACATGGAAAATCAGTGTTAGCCCCGCATTTTCCAACCTGAGAATCATATCGGAAAATATGTCTCTGGCGAGACCTTGTGACAGGTTTTCTGCAATGACCCCACCCCACAGCTTCATTGGCATTTTTTTGCCATTTCTACTGACTAATGCTTGATGCCCTGTCCGACCGTTCTGCTTAAACAATTTAGTTGGTCCATAGTTTATGCTGCGGCCAGAAGGCAGAGGCATATCGAAATTAGTGTGGGCGCTATAACAGCTTCGCAACTTACCGTTGATACGCCTCCAATAGCGTGGGATTGCCGATAGCCTGTTACGGTAAAGATCCACGGCGGCTTCTGCCTCGCTAAACGGCATGTCGTACATCTCTGAGAATTTTTTAGCCCCAGCCCCATAGCCGCAACCTAGCACAATAGCTTTTACTTTGTGGCGCAGCTTAGGGTCTTTGTTTTTAAGAACCCCTTTAGACGCAGACCACAGACCCATTCGTATAGCGAAAGCTTCGTATATATCTTCTGTATTAGCTATCTCTTGCAGAGTCTCTTTGTCTTCTGCTAACCAACATAGGGTGCGGACTTCAATCTGAGACAGATCTACCACCACCAGTTTTTTACCTTCGTGGGCGCGTATCATGTGACGGAGGTTTACTCCAAACATCTCGTCGCGTGGTAAGTTCTGTAGGTTTAAGTTACCCCCACTGCCGGAGAAGCGTCCTGTATGGCCTCCCCAGTACATCAGGCCCCCGTAATATCTTCCATCAGGCAGGGTAGCGTAGTCAAATGCCTCCAGCTTCTTTTTTAGTGCGTTGATCCTTCTCCAGTTGGTGACGGATTCAATCCATCTATATTTGTACCCATACTGACGAATCCATTCTTGGGTGTCTAAATCTGTTTGGGCTAACGACTGAGGGGGCTCGATGCCATGCTTCAAACACTCTTCGTCAAAAGCTGCCCTACTCAGCAAAGGTTTTTCACCGGCCCACGGAATGTTTGATTCTGCCTCGAATAGGCGCTGGTTTATTATTTCGAGGTGTTTGACAAGAAGGTCAGTATCCATAGGGAGACCTCTTTGTATAATTCGTCGATTCGTCAGACTGATAGCCCTTTCCTGTTCAGACCAATTCTTTTCGTAGTCTTCCCAAAGGCGCAGACACAGTTCAGAATCTTTTAGTGCGTAGGCGCTGACTTCTTCTTTGAAGTCCTCCTCCATATTCTCCCAACGCTTCCCAGACATATTGTCTCGTGTGGTCTTAGAGACCTCTAAGTCAAACGCTTCCGCAGTTGCGTTCTTCAAAGAGCGGGGCAGTCCACAAGCTGCTGCCATGTCTGCGGTGCAGAACCATTCAGCAGGTGTGACGCGAGGCCACCAGCCTTTGTCAGCTCCAAAGAAGTATAGTGTTTCGTCGAAAGACGCATTATGAGAAAGCACAATATTGCCTTCTAATATACTCCAGTCGAAGTCTTTAGGGTGACCGACAAACTCGTAGCCGTTGTCCCCCACAACAGACACCATGTAGGCATCGAAGTCGGGGTGGGAAAAATATCCAAGCGGCCCTAGCTTCTTAATAGAGCAGCTTTTGTCGTAGTAGGACTCAAAGTCCAGTGCATAGGTTTCCATGTAATCATAAGAAAAGCCCACCCCGATGGAAAATGGGTCGGGGTGGGCTATAGTAGTTAGTCTTCTAGGGGCAGTTCAATCTGCTCCATGTCCATCAGTTCCATCAAAGAAGCACGTTTCTCTAGCGCAGACTCTTTTAGAAGAGTCATTTTTGCTATGACATTAGTGGCCTCTTTGCGTTTTTCCTCTAGGTCGTTGATCATGTGATCAAACTTTTCGACCTCTTCAGAAAGACACTGGAGCTGTTCGTCTACTGTGAGAGCATCTGTAATCATCCTGCAAAGGTATCTACAAATGTGATAACGGCATCAGATGGCTGTGCTTTGCTGACCTTCAAAGAAGGGGCAAACCAACTGTA